ATGCCGACATTGGCTATTTTACCATCACTATATGTAGTATTATTTCTTCCTATCTCTACATTAGCACCAAGATTTTCCATAGCAACATATGAACCAGCATTATTATCTGCATTATCTACTCTTAAACCATTAATATATATTTTTACCCCAGAATTATTACTACTTCCATCATAAGTAGTTACAATATGAGTCCATTTATTTTCATAAGATTCTACTCCTGTACTGTATTCTCTTCCAATATATGTACTATTTACAGATTCATCCATAAACCTTGCAATCAACTTATTACTGCTATTTATAAACAACCTGTATTCTCCAGAAGTATTATATATACCTTTAGAAATAATATCAAATGATGTTACATCATTAGCTTTAACCCATGCACTAAAAGTAAGAGCAGAATCCGTAGAGCCATCACCAAACGATAAACTGTCTGAATCAGCTATGGATATATAATCATCTGTACCATCAAAAGAGGTAGCACCAGATAAGAGTAGTTCTGGATTGTTATCGTAAAAACGATATAATAACTTTAACTGATCTTTTACAAAACTAAATACTTTAGCAGTTTGTTTTGCAAATGATAAGCCTAATCCTAACATTCTATTACCCTACGTAACAAATACAAAGACCAGCGTTTACAGTTACAGCAGACCAATTGCCATAAATAGTAACTCCTGCTGGAAAAGAATCTGTATTAGTGACAGAATTGCCATAGGTAGATGTACCAGTTCCTGCTATAGAAGCACTAGATTGTGTTAAAGTTGTAAACGTAGTGTCTTCAAGCATTGTAATAGCTACAATTTTATCTGTACCTAAACTTGTTATAGATTCACCATCATCTAATATTCCTGAACCTACTTGACCTAATCCTACGTTATTTGATTCTACTACTGTGTATTCATGTATTCCCATCTTGTTTTCTCCTATTATGCCTTACCGAGCTTGGGTATTCTCATGGGCATATTGATTAATTTGTTTTACTATATATTTCTAAATTTTTTGCGTATTGAGCTTCCATTAATTGAAGTTGAGACTGAGCGGACTGTATCTCAAGCATTTCTGTTTGTGCCATTTCTGGATCTTCATCCGTTTGAACATAATCTTTAAGCTTATCTCTTCTATCAGATATAATTCGTTGTAAACATCGTATTGCTCCACCAAGTACAATTAATGATACTCCATCTTTAGGAAAGTTTTCTACACTGTCACTACTATGTACAATTAAGGCACTTCCATTTGATGTAGGTATTTTTGGTATTGAGTGTAATACACCACTAGTCTCGTTACTACCAGCAGCACCAATTACAAATACTTTTTCTCCCTCTACATAGTATACTGGATCTGTATCAGAAGAAGCATAAATACTATTTGCATCATTGTACTTAGCCTTATCACTTGCGTTTATTTCTTTAGCAACATAGTCTCCTTTTTCTACAGATATAACTTTTTCTGTAGCAATAGATAACCCACTACTCTCTATGCTTGTTGTTTTTACATAACTTCTTAATTTTTCAATAGGACTAAGACTAACTATCTCTGCTCCAATATCTTGAATAGAACTTGAAATAAGAGTATCATCTCCCACAGTTCCAATTAAATCTTCAATTTGTATTTTAAAAGTTTGCATTATGTTATATTTACCTCAGTAAAAGGCGTGTCTGTTTCAGATACAGATACACCATGTTCTATATCACCAGAACCTTTCCAACCTGTAATATTTGTTAAAGATTGAAATCCAGCAGTACTTGTTGATCCGTAATGCAATACTTGTGTTGCTCCTGTTGTATCCTCAAGAGAAACATAACCAGAAGGTGAAAAACTAGATACACTTCCAACTATAATACTTGAAGATCCATTAGAAAAAGAATTTCCAGATCCTGAAGGATGAGACACTGTGCTAGATCCATTTCCTGCACGCATTGTTATTTCAGTAAATGTTGTCATTAAAAATCGTATTGTCTTATGTGATAACTAGAGCCATCACGTTGTTTATTTGCATAGGTTTTACCCTCAGATATTTGCTCTTTCCATAATCCTCTCCAAAAAACAGAAGCTTGTAATGTTTCAGGTTTTAACTCATATCCTTTTGCAATAGCATAGTAGGTTAATCCCTCATGAAACTCTTCAGGTATTATAGAGGATTCACTCATAGTAATCCCTGTTCCAGAAGCAACAAAACTTTCATCTGTTTTTACTGCATGTACATTTACAGTTTTTACTTCTGTTACTGATTCATAATCTGTGCCAGTATCATTATTAGATCGTTGTGCAATTGCAATCGCATCACGTTCAATCCAGTATACTTTTTTTAATGCATTTGTTCTTTCGTTACTCGACATTACGCATCCGTATCTATTTTTTCTGGTTGTCCAATTAAACGTGGAATTTGATAATTATCATAATCCACTCTTTTTATTTCAACTATAGTATCAGGAAGATTATAATATCTTTTATCTGCTACAGTTTGAAATGTATATAGAGTCTCAAGTACTCTAGTTTTTCTACAAAATTCTTTCATCGCTTTATTTAAAAACATTCGTATCTGTGTATCCGATAAGTTTGGATGATGTTGCTTTACTGTTTCTATTAATTGTTGTTGTGTCATATGTTTCATGTTAGGGGAGCATTACACTCCCCCAACTTGTTTTGTTTATTAACTAATCGTTATACCAGCTGCAACTTTTCCAAGTCCTCCAACTATGTAGAAGTTTGTACCATCAGATACTAACTTTACATAATCACCAGCGACTGACGAACCACCAATAAAAGATATAGTAGTATCAGTACCATCACTTGTATCTGCAACGTCATCAGCTGCACCAGCACTAACAGAACCTAGTATTGCACCAGAAGGAGCAACTATTGTGTAATTAGCACCAGAAGGAGCGGCTTTCACAATAAAAGTAGCTTCCCAACCTGTGTTACTAGGAGCAGGTAATGTAGTAGCAAATTCAGTAGCTGAATTAAGCATAAACACTTTCCCACTATCAGCACTACTTAAAGTAGATGCTTCTGTTAGCTCTTTGATCCCTGCACTTGAACCACCTAAATAAGGTCTAGCCATAATTAGCCTCCTTACGCTGTGATTTTAAACAAGTGATGACTTTCAATTAGCTGTATTCCTACACCTTCATCAGACATGTATTGATCTTTAACACCATCAAAAGCATTGTCTTGCTTAATGTTAGTTTGGTACATAGAAGGTCTATAAACAGCATGGAATAGATTTTCATCAGAAACAACTGCCATGTATTTATTGTAAGGACCCCTTAATGCTGGAGTTGGAATCAACTGCAACATACCATGAGGTGTTTCTAATACACGATAATTGAATCCAAGAGCATCACGCTTCATGTCTCCAAGATTGACTGACCAACCTGAGTTTCCAGCTAATCCTGAGTCACCTGCCATTTTTGACCAGTAACCTAAAGCACCAGCACCAACAAAAGCACGCTTCACACCTGCTTCTGGAATATACTGGAACACTTTTTCCATGTCATCAACGAAACTACCATAGCTATAACTTGAGTCTACAGTAAACACGTTTTGACCATCGTGTGTAGCTGTAGAATTGCCATATTTTTCCAAAGCAGAAATAATTCCGTATGTAGTCCTGATAAGGTTTCCATCAGAATCTGTTCTTCCACCGTCAGCTAAAGCACCTTCTGCAGGATCTGAACCTAAGTTACCAGCATCATAGGATGCATCACCAAGACCAGTTCCACCAACTCTTTGACCAAACAAAAATGCTTTTTCTTTTTGCATTTTATGTTCTTGAGCTTTCATTCTACGAAGTCTAGCTAATTCAGATGATTCACCTCTTAATACTGCTGCTTCTAAAGTACCAGTAACCTGAAGTGGGGTTTTGAAGATTTGACAAGAGTTGTAAACAACATCTAGTTCGTCTGACCATGCATCTGGAGCTGAACTACCTTCACCATGTGCATTACCAATAACTAAGTAGTAATCATTATCTACTAAAGTGTAATCACTTCCACTTTCAGTGCTAATAATTTTTACTTTTATTTCATCTGCATCTACACTAGATGAAATAAGTGCTGTTGCTTTTTTACTGTTTTTTGCTTCGTTCCATATTTCAACAACAAGTCCTACGTAACTACTGTCAACACTAGACGCTAATCCCTGTATGTTATCAATGTTTAATGCTGCACTCTCTGTTCCATTAGCTGCTAATGTTACTGTTTCACCAGCATTTTGAAACTCTTGTTTTACCCAAGGATTACGATGTTCAAACATCTTAAACACTGGATCTGGTACTTGACGTTGTTCCTGATTACTAATCATTGTAGTAAAAGGTGCAACGTCTGTCCATAGCTCCTTAGTGACCTGCGGATCTACGTAAAAATT